CACTTTAGAAACTCCTCGGCAGCAGACTCAAACTCACCCCTATTGTGTTTCATCCGAAGGGTAGAATTTTGGAGATTACCGAGTCCAACATTGAAGGCGAAAGACACAAGTGCGCCAAACCGACCAGAAGTAAGCCCACTAGGACATAATCGTTGAACTCCGCTTTCAAACCTCGCCAAATCTTTTGCAAGAATTTCATCTACTTCTCCCATCGTTAGCGATCTATCCCATCCGCTAGGAATGGGTAAAGCCTTTCGTTCTGCTAGTGGCACTTTAGCATGACTAGGATCTATAACATGACCTACACCAACAGTCCAAAGTAATGCAGGGCATTGGTAAGGTCTTTGTTTTACACCCTCGTGGTGCTTAATCATCTCAATTACTTTATGGTCAATCACTTTTTGAAAGCCTGTGTACCAAACCAAAAGGAAACAACAGATGCCCAAATAATCTGAGTCTCATCATCCCACAAGAGATTGAGAGCTACATCGAATGGCACATCTTTGTGATATGCAAACCAAAATCCAAATACTTCTACAAAGGCAAACATAAGGAATAGACCATATGTGATTGCCGGTCTAACCATTGCCCTAGCGTTAGTTACCCATTGTGCAGCACCTTTACCAATTTCTATATCGTGTGCGTACAAGGATTGTCTTTCTTGTACTTGGGTTTGCATAGCAACTTGCTCTGTTCTTATTTCTTCTACTCGTGCTTGTGCAGCATAACCTTTTTCTAACAACTCCATCTCTCTTTCGGTCTGGAGTCTTGCAAGTTCTAATTCGTGTTTCTTATCGGATTTGTCTTGGAAGAATCCTAAAAGACTAGGTAAGCCACCAGTAAGGAATGAAATAAGTGTAGTGAATAAAGTAATCATTTCTTACCCTTTATGACCCCAAGTAAGATACCAAGCGATGACCGCAGCCAACGCATAACACATCCACATAACTCGCCTAACTTCTGCCAGATCTTTCCTAAACTCATTTTCTATTTCCTTCTCTTGTTTTTCAATCTTTGCTTTAATGGTTTCTACTTCTGACCATCGCTTTTGACCATGATGTTTTACAAAGTCTTTCTTGACCTGTTCTTCTTTTATTCTTATATCTTCTTGTTTTTGCCATTGGATCATGGCTCGTTTGAAATACTGCTCTTTTAGGACTTCTGCTTCTCTTATTTGCCTTCTGCGTTCTAAGGCTTTTTGTTGCGCTACAGAGGCTGCTTCTTTTTGGACATCCTCGATAGATGCACCAATAGCCTTGCCTGCCTCTTTGCCTGTCTTTACGCTTTCGCTAAATGACTTTGCACCCTCTAAAAACCCAAATTGATCGGACATAGTTCATAGGCTTAATTTAATTTCAAAACAAGAGAAAGTAGAATAGCAATAATAAATCCTGCCGAACCTATTAGGATCTGCTCTAAGCGTTTTAGCCTAGCATTGATTCCTGTATAGCGTTCAGCACAGACAGCTTCATGTGCAGACAAGGCTGCCTCGTTTTTATCTATTGTTGCCATTATTTATCCGATGGAAAAGACATATCCAAAGCAATCAGTTGCTCTACAGTTGTAACCGCAGAGATGCTTGTCTCCAACTCTGTAGCCTTTGCTACTACGCTTGCACGATAAGTAGCGACAGCAGTAGGAATATCAACATTGCGTTCAGCTTTACGGATTACCATCCAATCGGTCTGAGCAAGGATAGAACCAGCAGTAGTTTTTACTTGAGAGATAAAGTTAGACTTTAATCCTTTAGTTACTAATCTTTCTGTAGAGTCAACCATTACAGGATTGCCATCAGCATCGGTAGACAGAACCTTGACAAACATTGGATTACCATCTTCATCCACTTCTTCTTTATCCTCTAGTGCTTTAGGATTGTTGATGTTGCCATCCCAGTAGAAAACATCAGATGCTCTTACAGGATCAGCCTCCCAGACTAGACCGATAGCAGATTTATCTGCCTCAGATGCTAGGCGAATCCAGTTAGCGGGTCTTTGTATTCCATCTTCTGTAGTGAATGGTGTATCTAAAGGTATTACTTTGTTTCCAATTTTAAATGGCATATTGCTCTCCAAATTTATTATGCTTCTTACAATTTTCTGAAGCGGTTAAGTATTGCAAATTTGTTTCTACATGAAGTCCTGATACTGTTTTGCCTTTTAATGGAATTATATGGTCTACATGATAACCTTTAGGGCAATTCATATACATTTCTTGTATTTTTTGTTTATTAGCCCATTTTGGGGACTGTTCTTTAATCTTATGTTTTCTTAATGCGTTATTTGCTTTTGAAATAGCTAGTCTTTTTTCTGGATTTCTTTGTTCCCAGTTTTTTGTTCTAGCCGTCATTTTTTCTTTATTATTAATCCATTTAGATTGATACCTAATTTTTTCAAATTCAATATTTCTTTGGTATCTTTCTATACTTTTTTGTTTTCTTAATTCTTTGTTTTTTTCATTTGCTACTTTTTGTTTTTTCTTTAATTCAACATTAGTATTTTTAATTTGTCTACAAAATACACATTCTGCACTTGATGCATATCTAGCAGTTATATGACCATATCTACATGGCTTGCCTGTAAAATACATTGATAAACCAAGAGCTTTTGCATCTACATCTGATGTAGGCAAATAGTCTTGGTCTATAACTAAAGGCATAATAGTTCCTATCGTGCGTTGCTAAATTTAAAGGGCGATTCACAAAATGCCATGTAAATGTAAGTGCCACCTGATGCGTTAATTGCAGAGCTTGTACCTCTAGTTTTAAATCCATTAGAAACAAAATCAATATCAGCGAAAGGACTTCCAGTTCCTTCTGCACCTGATGATTGAGCTTCAATAATTAAATCAACAACATTTGATGTGTCCCTTGCTGTGTCATACATAATCCAACCACCTGTGCTGTCGGTGCGTTTATACATTACAAATCTAGGTCTAAACCCAGTAAAGACGAATACTCCGTCAGAACTACCATTTCCAGTATAAGAACCCATAGCAGAATAACCAGCGACAGGTGCAAAGCAGTAGGCTACCATCTTGTCTGTGCCAGCATTTACACCAGTTCCAGTAGAGCCAATATAAAATACTGAACTTGTTGGAGTTTGATACCAAAGAGTGTTATAGGATGCTTTTGCCCCAGTTGTATTTAAAAGCAAATACTCATCTTTATTAAATCCTGTAAACCAAGTAGCCCAGTTATAAGTTCCGTTATCTCTGTCCTTGGTAATAATCATAGATGGAGTTACACCAAGTCCATGACCTACTGATTGATTAGCAGTATTGTTATTAGTCCAAGTAACAATACTAAATCCAGCAGTTGTATTAGCACTTACTGTAGATGTAATAGAACCTTGTGTGTTGGTTGAACCTGCTCCATTGGCTTTCCATTGCCATGCTACAAATGTTGAGCCGTTATTATTAGTTCCTATATCGCTACCCAAACTAAAGCCATTGCTATTAAAAGCAGTAAGTGAAGTTGTATAGTTGTTTTCTGCATAGGTAGCATTTGTAACAAGTTGTTTATAAACACCTCTTACCGAATCAAAAATGTTGTGGTCATAAACACCACTTCTTGACTTAATCCAAACAAAATCAGGTTGCATAGAACTACTGTTTGTGATGGTTTGAGTGCTTCCACTCCCTGTATAAAGACTTACATCAAAATAATCATTCGCCTGTGTAGATGCAGTAGCACCAATCGTAGGAGTAGGTAAGTTAAATGTGTTTAGTCTTACAAAGCCTGTTGGTGGTGTGTAGGAAAATGGGCGTTGACCGAAGTTCACATCAATAGTAGAAGAATAACAATGCCCTAAAACAAACAATTCAGGTGGACTGCTAAATGTAAATGTTGGATTTGCACCTGTTGATGGGTTTCCGTCTGTTCCAGTTGTGCCGTTAAACCAAGTATTATTTTTACCAACCCAACCTTTGTTATTTGCAAGGTCTATTGCTAATTGCAAAACATCTCCGCTTACTAAAGCAGTTCCAGCACCAGCATTTGTTGTGCTTCCATTTCTAGTAATTTGTGCAGTAGCAGAACTATATATTGCCCAAACATTTGAAGCACCCAATGGTGTTGCTGTTAAATTAGTAGTTCTAGCAACAAACCCGAAAGCAATGTCTGTAGCACCTGATTGATTTGTGCCTACCAATGCTTCAGCATAATATAGACCAGTTGTTGGTATTGCAAAGGTAGAACGAACACCCCGTTCAGCCGCACCAGCAGTTAATTGTAAATTGCCAGCACTAGGGGCTGTTCCACCAGTATCTAATGGGTTTAACACCGCATAATTAGCCACAGTAGCACTTGTCAATGTAGGCACATCATTCATACTGTCGTATGTAGAACCGCTAGTAAGGCTAATGTTATTAACTGTCCAAGTATTACTGTTACCTGAGAAGTCTGTTCCTAGTGTTGATGTAGAAGTAGTATCGGTAAACTTTAAATAAAATCCATTAGTGCCGTAAGTTCCTGTGTATTTCTTAGGTATCCATACACCTGTGGTTGCAGATGTTTCGCCAAAAGATGATGGGGTTAGGGCTTGACCATCAATGAAGTTTACTTCTGCTAGGTAACCATCCATAAATTCAACACTAGGATAACCGCCAATAGTATGCGAAACAGTATTATTGACTTGGAGGTCTGCATTTTGTGATGGCACAGAACCGCCTGATATTACATATTGTGTGCCATTTACATACAGCCTAAATCTGTCAGTAGAACTTCCATTCATTGTAGAAGTTGCAGAAGTTGTATCTACCGCTAAAACAATATGATACCAAGCAGATGGGTCACGAAATACTGCCGTTGTTTCCCAAGATGGGCTTACTCCAGCAGTTTGAGCCACTTGTAATTTATTATCATTTGTAAAGCCTAAAATAAACCACGGAGTTCCAGAATAATTTGCTTGAAATAATGGGTCATTTGCATCTGATGACAAAACACTTCTTTTAACCCAGCCACTCCAAGTCCAAGTTCTACGATTACCCGCACTAGCAGGAGTTCTATTTAGATAAGCAGATGCACTAGACCGAAAGCGTAGGGAGTTGGTTAGGAAGTAACCGCCTTGACCAGATGCACCAGCAAGGATATTAGAACCGATAACTGACATTATTAGCCTTAACTATAGTTAGCTGTAAATACTGCATGGATAGATGTAGAAGTTCTTACTACATAGTCTATTCTATCAACTGCATTAGCGCTTGTCGATAATGTAGGTGCTGTTCCACCAGCAAAATCCCAATAAGAACCATAAGCAAGAGTTCTGCTTCCTGTGCCATCTTGGGTAACAAAGATTGATCCAGACTGACCAGCAACAATATTGCTTGGATTTGCTAGTGTGCGATTGCCACCTAAAGTAACAGAGAAGTTATTAGAATCTGCTAGATCAGGGGTGATTGACGAACCATCTGTAAGCGCAGTAATCTCGCCACGCTGACCTTTTGTAAAGGTTTGTGCTGTGTCGATTCCTGCGTAGTCTGTGCCTGCTGTAGCTGTGGTTAGAGCAGATGTGCCAGAACCTTTGATAATGCCTGTTAATGTAGATGCACCTGTACCACCATCTGCTACTGCTAGATCGGTAATACCTGTGATAGAGCCACCTGTAATAACGATAGATGTATAAGTAACACCAGTAATCGTTCCACCTGTGATCTTAGGTGCAGTCATGGTATATGTGCCATCACGAATACCATCTCCGCAGTCTCGGATCTGCGCCATCATATCTCGCATGGTATCGTTTACAGCAGAAGGTAACATCCCCTCTGGTGCGCCATCTGGAGGTGCAGAATTATTATTAGCAGGGGTTAGTGAGTATTTTGTATATGCCATGATATGTCCTTAATTTTACTATTCTGACTGTTCTTCATCAAACGATTTAACAACTTGTTGAAGTTCTGTAAATGCCAAACCTATTTTTTTACGATCTTTGCCAGCTTTTGCTAGTTTTTCTAATGTTTCTACACCATTAGGACTTGTTATTGCTTTTGCAATTTTCTCATAATCTCTACCATAAAATATGCCTTGATACAGATTTCCGATAGCTCCAGGAATGTTTCTAAAGCTCTTGCCTAATAATCCTATTGATTCCTCTGCCAACATACCTTTTTCGGCTGTTGGAGAACCCGAAGGAAGTCTACGACCTTGTGCTTCTAGGACATCTAACATGACATTTAAGCCTTTTACTGCCTCAGATCCTTTTGTTCCATACACTTCTCTAAATGCAGCTTTGAGGTTTTCTCTTTGAGTGGTATTTTTAACAATTGTGTCTGCAAATCTAGCACCAACAGTACCGGCTTGTGTAGATGCAGCCCTTTGTACACTTTCCAAAGATGCTCTCATATATTGGTTTAAGAACTCTTTTGGTAGATTTGGATCTGCTTTACCCATAGCTTGCATAGTTCTTGTAACCTTATTTGGTGTCAAGCCTACTTGTGCAGGGTTTTTAGCAAATACATCACCAAACTGAGTTGCCAATTCATTTGTTTTAGCTAATGCTGGTATTGGAGACTCAATAATAGGAGCTTCAAACTTTTCTCTAGTTCCTTGATATTGCTCTCTAGCTGGTTTATAGCCTTTTATTTGATCGTCTGCTCTTTGTAACAACTTTCTACGAGCATCGTCATAGGCTTTCATTTCGCCTGTAACTTTGCCTTGTGCTTGAGCAGCTAGATTGCTATATTTATCAGACAAAAACTGTCTCATTGCTTCAATTCTAGCAATGGAGTTTGTCTCATAGCCTTTTAATAAGTCTTGGTAGGCAGGAATGTTATCTACAGCTTTCGATGCCTCTGCAATAACAGCAGATTCGTTCTCAAGGTTTTTCATCCAAGATTGAGGTATTTTTTTTTCTTTAATAGCCTCAAACGCAGGAGACGCTTCTTCTGTAATCTGCTTTTGTACAGCCCTTTGTTCTTTTTGTGCTGCCTGCTGAACCTCTGTACCCATCTTTTGTCTTGTTGTCATTGGGAATGTTTGTTCAAGAGTTTCTTGAGTTTGCCGACCTCTTGTTCCCATGAACTCAGACATGATTGGAGCAGATCTTGGTGTAGCCTCTACCTGTCTTTGGATAGATGGCAATGTAGTTCTACCTTGTGCTGCTTGTTGCATAGCCTCAAACGATGTTACAGGCATATTCATATCAAAAGACTGTTGTTGTATTCTTTTTGCAAGTTCAATATCTCTAGGAGACATACGACTTGTAGATTCTGTGTACATTCTTTCTAATGGAGAACGCAATACGGATGGAGCAGATACTAATGGTGCAGCCACCCCACCTACCATACGAGCATAAGGCTCTAAGTCTGTTCCTCTAAATGGGTAGGCTAATGATTCCTCTCCACCGGCAGCTAATAATGATGGCAATACAGCACCAGGAACAGGAGCAGAGACTACATTTCGTACTGCTGTTTGCGCTAATTGACCAGGAAAGCTCTCAGCCCTCTGCATAGGGATATATTCACCAACAGCTTTTTGCATTTGTACTGGTGTAGGTAATGTAGCGATTGGTTTGCCTGCTCTTGTTTGTTCTGGAGTTCTGCCCATTACTGCTTGGGAGATTTTTTCTGCACCTAGCTGTAATCCTTCTTGAATAAGTGCTGGCAAACCTAAAACACCTGTAACACCTTGCACAATAGGCAAATTAATTTTTGCCATTGTTGTTTCTACAGCACCTCTTTCTGCAAAGGGTTTTACTTTTGTATCTCTTTCTAAACCTTCTTGTGCCAATTTTTTGTCAATGTCAGCCAAAGAAGTATTGATGTCAAAGTCTGCCTCTGTGCCATCAGTAAGTTTTACTACTTTACGATTAGCCATGTTTATCCTTAGAAACTTCTTCTTTGTGGTTTTGCTTGCTGATTAAAAAATGGTGCAAATTCTTTTTGATCTAATACAGCACCAAGTTCAGAGTCGTATGCAGCAATTGCAGCATCTGAGTATTTTCCTGCTTTATAAAGCTCTCTAGCCTTATCAGACAACAATGCAGATCTCTTAGCAAATGCTTCTGCACCTTTTGCCATCAAATTACGACCAGACTCGCTATTAGACAGCGATGGGAATGCAGAGATAAATGATTTAAACTCAAGGTCAGATGTAGAGCCAGAGCCAGGTGCTCTTAGTCCTGTAGCACCACGAACAGCAATAGAGTTAGCCAAATCATTAGCAGTAACAGTATCACTTTTAAGGTTAAATGTCTTAGCAATATCTGCACCAACTTTAACCATTTCGCCACCGCCTTTGCCTTTTAGCAATGAATTAACAGCAGCAGCATTTGTTGCAAAACTTCTTGCAGAAGAAGCAGCAGACGAAAACTCTCCTACCCTTTCTGCATCAATTTTATCTAAGCCTTTTTCAGACAAAGAAATAATACTTGTTGGAGCAGATGATTGCTTAAACTGTAAAAATGCTTTTTGTTCTTCTGGTTTCATTTTTTGGAATGCTTCAAACTGCCTAATAGCATCTGGTGCTTTATCTTCTTTCATTAAAAGTTTTGCACCTTCTACTGGGTCAACAATAGAAATAGCCTGAACCAATTTATTAATGTCTAACTGTGGAGTCTTTGGAAGATTCTCTCTTAATGCTGAAACAGTCTCAGGAGCAGCCATATCACCACCAAACTCAGGGCGAGAAAGCATCTCTAACTGAGATCCTTTGCCTGTAGCCATAGGAATTGGTGTTGGTTGTGGAGATACTGCCTGACGAGCCATTTCTTGTGCTTGACGCTTACGCTTAAAGTCCTCTAACTGCATACCAACCAACATCTGCTTTAGCGTTCTGTCAAAAGATTGGTTATAACCTTCCATGCCTGCGCCTAATGCGCTGCCAAATAATTGACCTGTGCTAATAGGCTCTCTTGTTCTGCCAGATTGCGCCAGTAAAGCAATAGCAGAATTTAACAAGGCTTGCTGTCCAGCATTGGACTGTATACGCTGTTGCTCGGCAGGACTAAGAATTTGAGAATAGTCTTGTTGCTGACCAAATAAAGTTGATAGATCAATTGCCATGTTTTATCCTAGTAAAGAATTTGGATTTCTTGGTTTTTGTAAAGCCAATAAGTTGTATAAACCTGTGTAATCAACTGCGCCTTGAGGCATTTGTTGTCTACCACCCATCTGCATTTGTGGATAGGCTTGTGCTTGTTGTTGCTGACCACCACCTAATAAACCACTAGCAGATCTAATTCCTTGAATAGCTTGCATTGGTGATATTTTTGTAGGTGCAGCTTTTGCTGCTGCTGCAATCTCAGCATCTAGAGCAGCCATTTCTGTAGGCAATGTTGTTGCAGGCACATAATTACCGCCAGGAGACAAAACAACTTCTGATGAGTAATCGACAATTGGTGCGCCACTAGCTGTTGCTCCAACTGTTCCACCAAGCGTTGCTGTTCCTACTGGCAATCCTGTATTTGTTGCACCGACCATACCTGCTGTAGTTGCGCCTTCTGCTAATGCTGCTGCCTCTAACGCTGCTGCTGCTTCGGCTGATGCTGCTGCTGCTGATCCTGCTGCTGCTGCTTCTGCTGTGGTTGCGCCTGCTAGAACTGCTGCATCTGCTGCTGCTGTATAGGCTGCTGCGCCTGCTGCTGTCAATCCAACAGTAACCCAACCGCCAGGAATCTCTCTATTAACAAAAGTATCTACCTCTGCTAATCCTTGTCCTATGGGTTGCACAACAGCTTTTTCAATTTGTTCTACGACTCCACCACACATAATTAATCCTTTAAGTGTTTGACTGTGTTAAAGCCAACAGTTTTATAACCTAGTCTCTCATAAAACTGTCTGGTTTTATCCATGTCTACTGCTGTTGTTTGTCCTAAATGCAGATCATCTGCACCCATATCTTTAGCCCATGTTTCTAGTGATTTTACTAGTTTAAGTGCCACTCTACTACCTCGATACTCAGGCAATACAAAGAACCCTAGATCGCTGACTCTTTTACGATTACTAAAGAAATACTCATGGGCTAGACCAGATATAAACCCAACAATTCTGTTGTGTT